GGTTACTTACTTTATTTATTCAATCGTAGTTCTAAACATAATGCTTTTATCAATGGCAAGGTTCTTTATATTTGTGGTGCTGGTGTTGGGTTTGATTCTACTGATTTATCAATTGAAGACATAGCAATAGCAAACGACTTTTTAAATAAAGAGAATACTAATTTTGATACTTTGAAAGACATTGTAAAAAAATGTGTATTAGATAAAAAATTATTTGGTGGTTATTATTTAGAAGTAATTTGGAATAAGGCAGGAAACAATTTTGAGTTATTACATTTTCCTTATAACAATTTAAGAAAGGCAAAAGATGCTGATGGCTATTGGTATTCAAAAGATTGGAGTAAACAAAAGCAAAGTCCCGAAGAAACCGACTTAGAATACATCCCGTTATTTGACCCTGATAAACCAACAGGCAGACAAATATTTGTATCAAAAGAATATAGACCTGATTTAGATGCTTATCCTTTGCCAGATTATGTAGCAAGTGCTGTTTATGCAGAAGTTGATGTTGAGTTGTCTAACTATCGTTTAAATGCGATTAAGAGTGCTTTTAATGCAGGTACTATTCTTAATTTCTCAAATGGTAGACCAACAGAAGAAGAGAAAGAAGAAATTGAAGCAAGACTAAAAGAGAAATTTACAGGCACAGATAGAGCAAATAGTTTACTAATTACATTTAGTGGTAACAAAGATTCTGCTCCAACTATTGAGCATTTAACACCACAAAATGTAGATGCTCAACTAACAGAATTAAACGACCAAGTAATTCAAGAATTAATTATCGGACATCACATTCCTAACCCTATGCTAGTTGGAATTAAAACAGCAGGTGAGTTAGGAACAAAAGACCAAATAAATGATAGTTATGAGTTATATAAAAACACTTATATAATTCCTAACCAAAAAGAAATTGAAAAAGATTTTAATTATCTTTTAAAATTAAAAGGCTTCTCAAATCGTATTTACTTAAAAGAGTTAGACCCAATCGAAGAGCAGTTACCTATTGAAGAAAAAATTAAGGTAATGACTAAAAACGAGGTAAGAGAAATGTATGGGTTGCCACCTTTAGAAGAAGAAGTTAAACCAATTGTTTCAAGTGCTATTCATAGATTTGAGGACCAGGTATGTGAACATTCTTTTGCATCAGAAAGTGAAATTGATGAAGTAATTGAAATCTTTAAAATGTTTGGGGATGATAGAGAAAATTATGAGGTTATAGAGCAAAAGTTTATGAACGAAGAAAATCGTTTTGATTTTGCGGTTGATGTAAGTCCATTAAGCAAACAAATTAAAAGAGACATTGTTGGGTTATTAGATAAAGACCCATTAATGGATAATAAGACAATTGCAGATACTTTAAGAATTAAAGAAGATAGAGTTGCAGACTTAATCAATGACATGGTTAAAGAAGAACTAATTAAGGTTAAAGAGACAAATGCAGGTGGTCAAAAAAAAGATATAAGAGTACCAACAACCGAAGCTATCAGAACATCAAATAGATTAGGCACAGATACCGAAGATTACAAAATAATGTATACTTACGAATGGAGAGCAGGAGTTAAGCCTGACAAAAGAAATTCTCGTGAGTTCTGTGTTAAGTTATTAGATGCAAATAAGATGTATTCAAGAGCGCAAATTGAACAAATTAGTAAGATAGTAGGTTATGATGTTTGGAATTATCGTGGTGGTTGGTGGACTAGAAAAGGCGGTCAAACAAGAACACCTTTTTGTAGACATATTTGGAGTGCTAACGTTGTAAAAATAAAAAAATAATGGCAACAGTATTATTATTAACAGCAACATACATTAAGGACTACACATTTGTAGACCCTAACGTAGATGAAAAATACTTAAGAATTTCTATTGAAGAAGCTCAAAAGATTCATATTAGAAATTATATTGGTTCGGGATTATACGATGAAATAATTAATCAAGTAAGCACAAATACATTATCTGCTTTAAATACTACCTTATTAGACAATTATATTATTCCTGCTCTTAAATGGTGGGTAATGGTTGAGGCTGCACCATTTTTAACTTACAAAGTAACAAATAAGAACATAGTAAAAAAGAATAGTGATAACAGCACAGGAGTTGATTTTAACGAGTTAAATTCTTTTATGAATTTAGTTACTGATAAGGCACAGTATCACACTAAAAGATTAATTGATTACTTATTTGAGTATTCAGACCAATACCCGTTATATGATAATCCTGGCGATGGATTTGATACTATTTATCCACAAGGTTATTCTTACGAAGAAAGTATATATTTAGGTCGAAATCGTTCAGTATTTAGCTATGAAGAAAAATTCGAAAAAAGAAAACGTTACTAAAAAGAGTGGTTATAAACTCTTTAACAAAATTGAAATACTTAAAAAATTTTTGAATGATAACGTTAAACCAAGTAATAAAAAATCTAAATAATATTGCAAACGCACATTATCAAATTAATTCTTTTGGTAATGGTAGTGTTATTGAGTTTGCGACTAGCGGAATAACAGAATATCCTGCAATGTGGGTTGATTATGAACCACCTGTATTGCAAGGTAATGCCTATACTCACGTTTTAAGAATCTATGTAATGGATAGATTAATTAAAGGCAAACAAAACGAGTTAGAGTTATTTAGTGATATTCAGCAAATATGTTTAGATATTATTGCACAACTTAACTCAACTATTTATGGTTGGAAATTAGTAAGTGATAACGTTACTTTAAATCCATTTAGTGAACCACGTTTTGATGATGAAGATGCAGGTTATTACTTTGATGTAAATCTAAAAGTACCTTTCACTTATGATAGATGCCAAATACCATTTGATTCAAGTATAACGAACCCAAGTGTATCGAGTGGACTGGTAACTATTGTAAACCAAGATGGAACGGTTATAACAACCTTAAAAGGTGGTGAGGTGTACACAGTTATTCAAGTTAATGGAATAGATGGAGGAGGTTCAAATACAACTTATACAAATTCGATAATACAAGCATGAGTACAATAACAGCACAGATACAACTAAGAAGAGATACTTCTGCAAATTGGACTTCAAACAATCCTATTTTATTAGCAGGTGAAATGGCTTTAAGTACAGATGTTCTATATGCAGGAACTGACCAACCACGTTATAAGATAGGCAATGGAGTTGATGAATGGTTAAATTTAGACTATGTTCCTGAAGGAGGAGCGGGGTATCCCGAAAACCTTTACTTAACAGTTGTAAATAAAACAGGCGATAATTTATTAGCAACAGGTTACAAAGTATTAAAGGTTCAAGACGCCCAAGGGCAAAGGTTAGCAGTTGATTACGCATTAGCAGATAGCAATGGTAATTCTACTGATACAATTGGAATTGTTTATGAAAATATAGACAACAATCAAAGCGGTAGGATAGTAGTAATTGGTGAGTTAACAGGATTAAACACAACGGGAAGTTTACAAGGTGAAACATGGAATGATGGGGATGTACTTTATCTTAGTTCATCAACACCTGGCAATCTTACAAATGTACAGCCATTTGCACCAAATCATTTAGTTGTTGTTGGTTACGTTGTTTACGCTCATGCTAACAATGGAAAAATATATTGTAAGGTACAAAACGGGTGGGAAATTGGTGAACTACATGATGTATATGCACCAAGTCCTTCAAACAATGATGGTTTATTTTGGAGTTCAGGAACTACTCGTTATGAGAATAAAAGTGTTGAATCATTATTGCCTAATCATTTAAAAGCAATAGTCAAAACATCGGATAGTGCTACAATAACAGGTACTACTTCAAATGTTTTATTAGATAGTCTTTTAATATCTGCAAATACATTTAAAGTAGGGTTAAGTAAAATTATAATACGCAATAAATATTCAGGAACAGCAGGAATTAAAACAACAAGGCTATACATAAATACAAGCGACGGTTTAGCTGGTGCAACTTTAATAGGAACTTATACTGCTGGTACTGGTGCGTTATCAGTAGACATGGCAAGATATGCTGTTATAAAAAGTTCAACTTCATTTGAAGTATTAAATAGTTCATCAACTGTTATAAACAGTGAGGCTCAGTCATCCTCCGCTGTATCTACAATAACATACGATGCAACTATTGATAATTATTTAATATGTGCTATTCAATTAGGTAGCGCATCGGACTCAGCTATTAACTCATTCATATATTTAGAAGTATAATGGAATATTTAAAAAAACAAGGTAACAATGTAGAGTTCAGAAATCAAAAATTGATTTATGTAAATTCTGAAAAATTAGATGAACAAGCTATACACATAAATTTTGAAACACAAACAAATTTATTTTTTGCATACGATACAGATTTAAATGGTGTAGTTTATCTTAATTCGGATGAATTGATTGATGCATTAAATAAAAAATAAGGTACTTTAAAAAATAAACAACATGGCAAACGCATTAAGACTAACAGCAAACGGTGGCTGTGAATATATTGACAACACAGTAGAAAGAACAGGTAAAAGGTATTACTGTTTTATTGTTCAAGCTGATACAGTAGTAGGCACATTAACAGGTGGCTTTGATGGTGATACAACTGTAAATTATCTTACATCAATTGGATTAGGTAGTAAAACATTAAAGCAAGGTGCTATTATTTATGCTCCTGGTGGTGCTGTTTTTACTAACTTAACATTAACAAGTGGAACTATTATTGCTTATTCAGAATGATACTAAGTTTAGGAATAACACCTAAAAATTATGCGCCTTTAGTTGCTGCTGCTGCAAATGATGCCGATGCACAAGCTTTTATTGATGCTGCTGGAATAACAGATGCTACTCAACAAAGCGCGGTTAATCAACTTGTTTTAGACTTAAAGAGTGCTAACATTTGGACTAAGATGAAAGCTATCTATCCTATTGTTGGAGGTACTGCATCAACTCACAAATGGAATCTGAAAGACCCAAGAGATTTAGATGCTGCTTTTAGACTAACATTTGCAACTGGTTGGACTCATGCTTCAACAGGAATGACGCCAAATGGTGCTACTTATGCTAATACTTATTTAGTTCCAAGTTCTGCAATAACATTAAATTCCGTTCATATTAGTTATTATTCAAGAACAAATATAACACCCGCTGCATCTACTGATATTGGTTCATGGACAAACACATCAACTAATTATACATTGTTAGCGTTGGGAACAACATTAGGTTCTTATGCTGGTTTGCAACAAACATCATTTAGTGATTATCCTGTATTTGCCGACGCCGATTCTCGTGGCTTTTATATGGCAACAAGAACTTCATCATCATTATCAAGTATATATAAAAATGGTGTATTAAAAGATACAAGCGCACAAACATCTACTGGAAATGGGACAAATAGTTTTTATATTGGTAGTGGAAATGGTAATAACCCTAATTACTCAACAAAACAATGCGCCTTTGCATCAATAGGCGATGGCTTAACAGATGCGGAAGCGGCTAACTTTTATACAGCAGTTCAAAATTATCAAACAACTTTAGGAAGAAACGTATAATGGAAGGAAGAATAGTAACAGAACAACAAGCAAATGAATTACAAGGTGTATTCATTGATGCTGACACTTTTTTTAATTTCGTTCAGGACATTAACGGATTATATTTTTTATTTTTAAGTGAACAAGATGAAATAGATGTGGCGAAAACGGAATACGCTTATTTATTAGATATTCCATTAAGTCCATATACACCACCGCCAACACCACCATTTCCACCAATTAATTAAAATATAAAATGAAAAATTTTTTAGAATATATTAAAAAGTATGGAGCTACAGCAGTATTAGTTGCATGGTTAATGCATACTAATTATCGAGTAGCTATATTAGAAAACAAGTTGTATTCCTGTTTAGAACGAAATCAATTTATGCATCAATATCAAAGACAAAATGCTTGTATTTTACCTAAAAAGATAGAAGATGAAACTGAAGGTAATTCGTGAAGTAAAGACTGATGTTAGTACAATAGGAAAGCTTTTTGTTAACGAAAAGTTTTTTTGTTATACTTTAGAAGATAAGGATAGAGGATTGAAACAAACTGATAGTTTACTTTTTATTCAAGCTAAAAAGATTTTTGGAGTTACTGCAATCCCTTCGGGTAACTATGAATTAATAGTTAACTTAAGTCCTAAGTTCAAAAGGATGTTACCTCGCATTCTTAATATAAAAGGTTTTAGTGGCGTTCTTATGCATAGAGGGAACTCAGCTGACCATTCGTTGGGCTGTATATTAGTAGGTTATCAGAAAGGCAATAATGCGATATTTGATAGCACAAAAGCTGAAAAAGACTTAGTTAATCTTTTGCTATTACATAAAGATGAAAAACATTCTTTAGAAATAATCTAAATCAAAAAAGCCCTCATTTCTGAAGGCTTTATTATTCAAAGAATTAATTAATTTATGAAAAAGAACATGATGCAAATATAATAATTTTTTTTATGCCAAACTTTCTAAATAAAATTTTTTCAGGTGGAGCTGGTTCTGTAATAGATTCAGTCGCCAATGTAGTTGATAAGTTCGTTCAAACTAAAGAAGAGAAGGATGCTGCTAATTTAGAACTTCAAAAGGTTTTAAATGGTCATTTAGAAGTAATGGAACAGGAAGCTACCAAGCAATTAGAAGTATATCAAAAAGAAATGGACAGCGCGAGAAATC